AGACATATAGGGTAACTCTAAAGTAAAGGTTGAGGGTTATCTTTATCTGAGATAGTTCAGCTATCATCCATCACTAATCCAGATGGGAGCAGTATGTCCCCGCATAAGGAGAAGCCCAGGACTACTCAGGTATTATCCCGAACAATCCTGGGCCTTATATGGCATAGCCGTGTACTAGTAGAACAACGCCCCTCCAAGATAGTCCACCGTTCTACCGGTACACGTACAGTATAGCACAGGATAGTAGAGGAGTGTAGAGTTATGGGTGATATTAGAGTGATATATCAAGCCAGCTTCTCTCCCAGAATACAAAAAGGATAACACAAGAACAATCTCAGAACCCAATACCAGAACCCCACCCCTACCCCCAGCCCCCCCGTACCCATACATACATAAGATACTCTATCTATGCAAGGACATACGGCATATTCTAAATACCTTACCCCCCGGCCCCCCTTTTCATTAAGTACTGCCCTTTCATTATCATTGCAATGCCAAATATCATTTAGGCTAATATAAGAAAAAGACCAGAGAGGTTAATCCCTGGCCCTTTCCTTTACGAGAGAACTGCTCTAATCCCATAGAAGAGTTCAAGTTACTATTTAGTTCATCATCACTGATTATGTACCTTAGGATTGCTCCTAACGTCTCTCAGGGCTTTCCTAAGAGGCTTCTATCTTACCACAACCAATAACAGTAATGCAAGTTGCATGGCATGTAGAAAAAAATAAAAATAATCGTTAGGTGTAAACTTCATATTAGAAGCTTGTAGGAGTTTTGTGGGCGTTTCCTTGATACCAGTACCAGTCGCCGTCAGTATAATATTGCTTCTTATCTTCTTTAGGGTCTGAAGCTACTATAGGTTTACCACCAGTGGAAAGGCCACCGATAATAAAGTCATTAACTGGATCCACTTCATCTGCCTTGTATACTTTAGTCTTAGGTTTATCTTCAAATACGTACGGTGCTGTATATGCGGCATTGAATACTGAATCTACAAAAAATTGCGGCGAACCGGACTTCTTGTCCACACCCCATTTGCCTGTAAGTTCTAGCAGTTCTCCTTCTTTGGCAACCTCAGCATGCTGTATCTCTTCTTTAATTCTGTATTGCGGGAAGATGACTGCTTTGCGACCATCTGTTTCTTCTAATATTATAATCTTCTCTTTAATTAATGGGTTCTTACCTAATCTGAATTGAATTGTTTCTGCGGCCATTTTGGCATTCTCCTTATTTTGTGATAGTATTATCCGTTTGAAGTTAACTTCTTACTGCTCAAGAAGCTTAAGAAGTAGAAGAAGTTATTATAACTTCTCTTCTTTCTTCTAGAAGTTCTAAGAAGTAAGAAGTTCAGTATAGCAGTCATAGTAATGCCTTGTCAAGACAAAACACAGTATTTTCTGATATACTTGTGATATATCACCAAATCTATGTAAAATATTTTATATACTATGTAGGACACATTTAATCAGAAGGATAATGCCTAATGGCCAGAACAGAAAACTTATTCCTCTCACAAGAACAAGAAGCATATCTTGCCTGGCTGCTGACCCCTGAAGACTCTAGAATGCCTGGCACGAAGAAGGCTTGGTCCGAAGAACATGGTGTACATTTTAATACATTAGGAACTTGGGAAAAGAAAAAACAGTTTATAGAGCGTTGGAAACTTGGCGTCGAAGGAATGTCCCAAAGCCCTGAAAGAACTCAGAAGTTGCTTGATGCAATTTACATTAAAGGAATCTCTGGTGACACCAAAAGTGCCGAACTTTATTTAAAGGCAACTGGTTATATTCAGCAGTCGCAGACTCTTAATATTAAAACTGAAACTTCAATTAAAGAACTAAGTGATGCCGAATTACAAGCAGCTATATTAGAAATAACTCAGAATCAGACTAAGAAGGTAAGTGTGCTTCCTACTATGTCAATTGAAAAGGTTGGGTGATTGTTATCAGAGCCGTTTGGACTGCGCCGGGTAATGACGTTCTGCAAGGACGTAGTAACGTTACTATATCACGCATGATGACAACTTTAAAAAGAGAGTTGCAGAATCAGCAAGATGACCTGTTTATTAATCACTCTCAAGAAGATGTTGTTGATGGCGGCGCGGCAATGACCACACAGTTTCACTATTTGCTTGCTCCACAAATAAATCAAAATGGCGCAAATGCCAATGCTACATATGCACCGTTCTATAAGTTTGATTCTAATCAAGGGCAAACTGGAACAGCTAATTATGTTATCGAGCAAAGGCGTGACTTCCAAAAAAGAAGAGGATTTTAAATGGCGGTTTTAATACAATTACGTCGTGATACTCAAGCTAACTGGTATAACTACAACCCAATTTTGATGAACGGCGAAATCGGCATTTGTGAAGATGCTGGTCCTCCTCAAACTATACCTGCTACTGGCCCTGCTACAGCAACTGGTCCTGGTCCAGGATTTAAAATTGGTGATGGTACTACTAACTGGAATGCTTTGCAATGGGTGACTACTGGTCCTACTGGTGCTACAGGTGCAAGTGGAGGTACAGGTCCTACGGGACCTACTGGTGCCACTGGAGCCACGGGTGCTGCTGGTGCTGCCTCTAGTACTGGTGCTACTGGTCCTACGGGTTATACTGGACCAACAGGTGCCACTGGTGCCACATCTACAGTTACTGGTCCTACAGGTTTTACAGGTCCTACTGGTTCAACAGGGCCTACTGGTGCACAAGGTATAACTGGTGCGACTGGTTACACAGGCGCAGGTCAAACAGGTGCCACTGGTCAAACAGGGTCTACGGGTCCTACGGGAGCTACTGGTTCTGCATCGACAGTAACAGGTCCTACGGGTGCTACAGGAGTTTCTGGATCCACAGGAGCCACAGGTTCTACAGGTGCAACTGGAGCCACAGGACCTACTGGAGCCACGGGTGCCACAGGTGCTGCTAGTACAGTAACCGGACCTACTGGTGCCACGGGTGTACAAGGTGTTACTGGTTCCACAGGGGCAACTGGGGCTACAGGAGCTACAGGGGCTACCGGTGCTACAGGAGCTGCGTCTACAGTCACTGGTCCTACTGGGGCTACAGGCGCAACGGGGGCTACAGGTTCTACGGGGGCTACAGGAGCTGCATCTACGGTCACTGGCCCAACTGGGGCTACAGGTTCCACGGGTTCTACAGGAGCTACTGGGGCAACAGGTGCAACGGGTGTACAAGGTGTTACTGGTGCTACAGGCGCGACAGGATATACAGGGCCAACTGGCTATACGGGTCCAACGGGTTTAACAGGTGCCACAGGTGCCACTGGATATACAGGCCCAACTGGTTACACAGGTGCAACTGGAGCTACAGGGGCTACGGGTCAAACAGGTGCTACAGGTCAGACAGGTTCCACAGGTCAAACAGGAGCCACGGGAGCTACGGGAGCAGCTAGTACTGTAACTGGTCCGACTGGCCCAACAGGTCAGACGGGTGCTGCTTCCACTGTAACAGGTCCGACAGGTGCAACAGGAGCTGCTTCTACGGTAACAGGCCCAACCGGCTATACAGGACCAACAGGGTATACAGGTCCTACTGGACCTACTGGTCAAACAGGTTCCACTGGTCCTACGGGTGCCACAGGTGCCACATCAACAGTAACTGGTCCAACAGGATATACAGGCCCTACAGGCCCTACAGGATATACGGGTCCAACAGGTCCAACAGGTCCAACAGGCTTAACAGGTTCAACAGGTTCAACAGGTGCAACTGGAGCCACTGGTTCCACAGGTGCAACTGGGGCTACAGGAGCTACGGGCGTAACAGGTCCTACTGGATATACTGGACCAACTGGCCCTACAGGTGATGATGGACAATTCCAAATCACTGGCCCTACTGCTCCAGCACCACCAATTGTTGGCGAAGTTTGGTATAATAATAATGATGGCCGCACGTATATTTATTATGATGATGGAACAAGTTCACAATGGGTTGAGTTTGGTAATTCAAATTTAGGACCTACTGGATCTACAGGTGCTACTGGTGCACAAGGTGATTGGGCAACCGCGCAAACAACAGCTAATAAAACTGCAAGCTATACTTTATTAACAGCTGATGCAGGAAAACTAATTACTACAACAAATGCAAGTGCAAATAATATAACAGTAGATGGTTCATTAAATTTAGCTACGGGTCAAAGAATAGACTTAGCACAACTTGGCGCAGGACAAACTACAGTTGTAGCATCAGGTGCTACAGTGAATGGAACACCAGGACTTAAACTTCGTGCACAGTATTCTGCAGCAACATTAATATGCACTGCATTAGATGTTTACTTGTTAGTTGGAGACTTGGACGTATAGTATGCCATCAACAATCGGGATAGTTTCATCACATCAGCTTCCTAAAGTTAGTGTAATTCAAGTTTTAGTCGTTGCTGGTGGTGGTGGTGGTGGTGCTAATGCTGGAGGTGGCGGAGGTGCTGGTGGATTTAGATATAATAATACATTAACTATAACTCAAGGAAACACTTACACTTGCACTATTGGTACTGGCGGAGCAAAAGCAGTAAATAATTCTACCAGAGCTTCAAGCGGAGCAAATAGTTCTATATCAGGAACTGGAATAACTACGATTACAAGTTCTGGCGGTGGCGGTGCAGCATCTAGAGATGGCGGTTCAAACAGCAATAATGGTGGTTCGGGAGCTGGTGGAGCTGGAGTTCAAATTTCACCTGGTAGAGATGCTATTGGGACTGGAAACTCTGGAGCATATAGTCCATCAGAAGGTAATAACGGTGGACTTGGAATAGCAAAAGCTGGAGCCGACCCAAATTTTACAAATGTAACTGGTGGTGGTGGTGGAGGTGCAAGCAGCGTTGGTGGCAATGCAGCCGTTGACGTGCCTGGCAATGGTGGAACTGGTAGTGAATGGCCAACTAGTTCTGCTACATATTATGCTGGTGGTGGTGGTGGCGGAAATCTTCAAGATTTTCCTAACGCAAACTCTACAGGTGGTACTGGTGGCGGCGGAAGAGGTTATGGCAATAGTGGTGCAGCAGATAATGGCACGGTTAACACTGGTGGCGGCGGCGGTGGTGGCGGTAACACAGGCAATGCTGGAAATGGTGGTTCTGGAGTCACTATAATAAGATACTCCAACGTTTACAGAGACGCAACATCTACTACTGGTTCACCAACGTTTACAAATACCGGTGGATTTAAACAATATAAATTTACGGCAACAGGGACAATAGTTTTTTAATATGGCACACTTTGCAGAACTAGATAATAATAATATTGTTTTAAGAGTTTTAGTAATACACGACAGTGTCGAACATGACGGAGAAAATTGGTGCTATAATCTTTTTGGTGGTCGTTGGAAACAAACATCTTACAATTCTACAATAAGAAAAAATTTTGCAGGAGTAGGATACAAGTATGATGAAAACCTTGATGGATTTATTCCGCTAAAACCGTATCCATCTTGGATTTTGGATACAGAAAAATGTTTATGGAATTCTCCTGTTCCATTTCCTGATGTACCAGAAGGTTCTAGAGATTATTATCAATGGGACGAAGAAACAATATCTTGGATTGAGGTAAAATAAATGGCAGCAATAAATTTTCCAACATCACCAGTTGACGGTCAAGTATTTAGTGATGGCGACCATACGTGGATATTTAGTTCCGTAGGTGCAGGTGGACCTGGTGCATGGAAGCTAGAAGCTCAAACAGTAACAGGACCTACAGGTCCTACTGGGGCAACAGGAGCAACTGGGGCAACGGGCAATGCGGGTGCAACTGGTGCCACGGGAGCCACAGGAGCTACGGGCAATGCGGGTGCAACTGGAGCAACAGGAGCCACAGGAGCAACAGGTTCTACTGGTGCAACAGGACCTACGGGTGCCACAGGTATAAATGGAGTTACAGGTGCTACTGGGGCAACAGGTGCGACTGGTTCCGCAGGCGTAACGGGTGCCACTGGTGCTACAGGCGCAACTGGAGAAACAGGAGCAACTGGTGCTACAGGAGCTGCTTCAACAGTTACAGGACCCACGGGCGCTACAGGTCCACAAGGAGTAACTGGCGCTACAGGAGCTACTGGATCCGCAGGCGTAACGGGCGCTACAGGCGCAACGGGTGATGCAGGTGTAACAGGTGCGACTGGTGCCACTGGTGCCACTGGAGCCACAGGCCCAACAGGTGATGCAGGTGCAACCGGTGCAACCGGTGCTACAGGCGCAGCATCTACGGTAACAGGGCCAACAGGAGCTACAGGTTCTACTGGAGCAACAGGACCTACTGGTTCAATCTTTACTGGTTATGATAATGAAATTCATGTGTCTGGTGTTGATGGTAGTGACTCACCTGGAAATGGTGATTTATTAAATCCAGTTGCAACAATAGCATACGCTATAACTTTAATAAGTGGTAACAGAAATACAATTGTAATACATCCTGGAACATACTCAGAATCACCAACACTTGCAGTTGCAACAAATCTAAAAGCAGCAAATGGTCCAAACGGTTTTTTCAATACTGGTGCAACAATTAGCGGAACATTAACAATCCCTACTGCCGCATCTGGTTCAAACGTGATGGGTCTTAGCGTAACAACTATAGATATTACAGGTACAGCTAGTTGCAATCTTACAAATGTTGTTATGTCTGGAACGCTTACTAAGAGTTCATCAGGAACAGTTGTGTGTACTGGTGGTTCATTTAATAGTGCAGTTAATATAACTGGTTCTGGACAAGTACGCTTTAACGAAATGTTAAATTTATTTACTTTGACCAACAATCATGCTTCTGCTACTACTATTGTATTTGGTTGCAAAGTTGTTCTTAATCCAGTTAACACTTTAGGTACATTATTTATTGCTGGTTCTTCTATATTTGGAACTGGAACGTATGGTATAACAAGTGCTGGAACTTTATTAAGTTTAACTCAAGTTGTTGTTAATAACGGTAGCGGAAGTGCATTAAAACCAATTAACGTAACTGCTGGAACCTATTTAATACAAAATATTCAACTTGATTATGCAAACTCTCTTTTTGTAGGAGCAACAGCTTCAACAAACGATGCTGATTTTCTTGAAATTAATGCAAATAAATTTGTAACAAGAACTGGACTGTCAACTGATTTTGTTAAGGGCGATGGCTCACTTGACCCAACTGGTCCATTAGGTCCAACCGGTGCTACAGGCGCAACTGGTGCAGCGTCAACTGTGACAGGCCCGACAGGTGCAACAGGTGCTACTGGCGCAACTGGCGCTACTGGCGATGCTGGTGTAACGGGTGCAACTGGTGCTACTGGTGCTACTGGTGCTACTGGTGCTACTGGTGCAACAGGTAGTACAGGTGCAACTGGTGACGCAGGTGTAACTGGACCTACAGGATTTACAGGACCTACTGGTGCAACAGGCATCCAAGGTGTTACTGGACCTACTGGTGCTACAGGTAGTACTGGACCAACAGGTGCCACTGGTGCAACTGGACCAACTGGCGATGCCGGTGCAACAGGAGCCACAGGTGCTACAGGTAACACTGGCGCTACAGGTAACACTGGCGCTACAGGTAACACTGGCGCAACGGGCGATGCAGGTGTAACTGGAGCAACAGGACCAACCGGATATACTGGACCTACAGGTTACACTGGACCAACAGGGGCAACCGGTCCAACAGGTGCGACTGGTGAAGTAGGTAGATTTACTGTATCAGATACTGCACCGACTGGCCCGCAAGATGGAGATGGTTGGTATAATTCTACTAACGGTAAGACCTTTGTTTATTATGTTGATTCAAACTCATCACAATGGGTAGAAATTGGTTTTGCTAATCTTGGACCTAGTGGACCAACAGGCGTAACCGGACCTACTGGGCCTACAGGTGATGCATCGACAGTCACCGGTCCTACAGGGGCAACGGGTGCAGCATCAACTGTAACTGGGCCTACAGGCGCAACTGGTGCAGCATCTACCATAACTGGCCCTACAGGTGCCACAGGACCAACTGGTGCTACAGGAGCTACAGGAGCTACAGGTGCTGCCTCCACTGTAACAGGACCAACTGGAGCAACAGGAGCCGCATCAACTGTAACTGGGCCTACAGGCGCAACTGGATATACAGGCCCAACAGGAGCAACAGGTGTTTCTGGTGCTACAGGAGCTACAGGAGCTACAGGTGCTGCCTCCACTGTAACAGGACCAACTGGAGCAACAGGAGCCGCATCAACTGTTACTGGCCCTACTGGCCCTACTGGTACTGGAACGACACTTGTAACATTTAATACAACACAAACAACAGTAGCTAATACGGCAACTGAATCAACTTTGCTTAGTTATTCATTATCTGGACCAGCCGCAAATCAAGTATATCAACTTGTAGCATATGGAACTGCATTACATGATAGCAATAGTGGTGCAGCATTAACCCTTAGATTTAAGATAGGTTCTACAACAGTATTAGAAACTGCATCTCTTTCAATGGGCGCAACAAGCAATGTTAATAGAAGAAAATGGCGTATACTTGTAGATATTAACTTTATAAGCACTAGTTCACAAAAAGTATCAGCAACTTCGCAATTTAGCAACAGGGTATCTAATAATTGGGGTCAAGCAAGTACTGATACCGTTGGTAACCAGTTTGGATATAATACATGTGCAGAAGATTTTGCATCAGCAAAAAATATAATATTAACTTCTCAATTTGCTAATGCTGTAGTTGGATCAGACATTGTTATTGAAGGTTATTATTTAGTCAAATTATCTTAACAGTTAAAGGAATTACATTATGATAGATTTTCCAGGGTCACCAACTGATGGTCAACAATTTACAGCTGGTGGCAATACTTGGTCTTGGAGTGCATCAACAGGTGCATGGTTACTAGTTCCAACAACAGCTACTGGTCCTACAGGTCCTACAGGTCCTACTGGCGCAGGTAGTACAGGCCCAACTGGGGCAACAGGTTCAGGTAGTACTGGACCTACTGGAATAGGTTGGACAGTTTACCAAACAACTGGTTATATTTATTATACTGGCGCAACTGGCTTCAACATGGCCGCTGGTTTTGAAGCATTAAACAATGCTGTGCCACCAATAGCTTCTGGTTCTGGTTCTAATATTGCTATTGGCGCAAACACAATGGAAGTTATTACAACTGGTGGTTATAACCATGCAATTGGAACTGATGCTTTGCGCAAAGTTACAACTGGTTCAAGAAACGTTGCATTAGGTTTTCGTTCACTTGGTGGTAGCGATTTCTTTGCTGGTGGTGTAACAACTGGTAATCGCAACATGGCAATTGGTCACTACTCATTAGGTTTAAACAATGGTGATAGAAACACTGCTATTGGCGAAAACGCAGGATACTATGGTACAACTGGTAGCGATAACACAATGATTGGCTCATATGCTGCAATAAGTTTACACACTGGTCAGATTAACATAGCAATTGGTGCACGCTCTATGTTTAATGGAGCGTATCCAGGAGTTGGAAAAATTACTGGTGACCAGAACATTGCAATTGGCTACTACACACTAGGTAAGTTAACAAGTGGTGGCTATAACGTAGCAATTGGTAGCAATGCTTTATATTCTAATACAACTGGTACAAACAACATAGCAGTTGGAATCAATGCTTTATATACAAATAGTATTGGTTCTAAACAAGTAGCCATTGGAGATAATGCTTTATACACTTTTAATGCAACTGGTAATCCACCAAACGTTGCCATTGGCGAAAAAGCATTATATGCTGCAACTACAGGTAGCTCTAACGTAGCTATTGGTTACTATGCTGGAAAAACCATCACAACTGGTTCAAGTAACGTTGCAATAGGATATAATGCTTTAAAGTCAGCCACAACAGCAACTGACGCTGTTGCTATTGGTAACTTAGCCGCAGAATTAAATACTGCAACTGGAATCACAGCAATTGGTTATTGGGCGCTGAAGTCTAATACAACTGGTGCTCATAACGTAGCAGTAGGTTACGCTTCAGCTTATTCAAATACAACAGGTATAGAAAATACTGCACTTGGAGAGTATGCATTAAGGTCAAATACAACAGGTGGAAGCAGTACTGCAGTTGGCTATTATGCATTAAATGTTAGCAATGGTGACGATAACACTGCAGTTGGTAGATTAGCAGCATATAGCACAACTACAGGAACACAAAATACTTCTCTTGGTGCAAATGCTGGTAGAGGTAATACAACAGGCAGTAACGTAACATGTCTTGGTTTTTATGCAACACCATCTTCAGCATCAGTAAGCAATGAGTTCACTCTTGGTAACAATGCAGTTACTAGCCTTCGTTGTAACGATACAAGTATTTCATCATTGTCTGACGTTAGAGATAAAGCTAATATAGAAAATATTCCAGTTGGATTGGACTACATTAAAGCAATGCGTCCAGTTATGTTTGATTGGAATCGTCGACCAACCTTAGACGAAGATGGTAATGAAGTTATTAATACAGTGTTTATTGGAAGAAAAGACTTTGGTTTTATTGCTCAAGAACTTGATGTACTACAAGAAACATTTGGTTACTCAGACCACACTAGACTGGTTCAGAAAAATAATCCAGGTGCATGGGAAGCGGATCCAATGAAGACATACCCAATTTTAATTAAAGCAGTACAACAACTGTCAGAACTAGTAGAAACTTTGACACAAAGAGTGGTAGAATTAGAATCTGGCATTACTAATTAAGTAAGCAATTACGAGGGAAACAAATGAAGCAATTTTTTTTTATGGCTGGAATGCAACGTTCTGGCGCAACAATACTTAGTGCAATATTAAATCAGAATCCAGATGTGTGGGTTTCGCCGGCAAGTCCATTATTTAGAATGATGCTTACGCAAACACAAAGTCACAATGAATTAGAGAATTTAGATTATAATAGAGGCGTTGCAATAGATGACACGATTGCAACCATTCCACACGCGTTTTACCAAGACAAGTCAGCTAAATACATTATTGATAAGAATCTTAATTGGCCAAACCCGCTAGGTGTAGAATTAATTAATAGATATATAACAAAAGATATTAAAATAATATGTCCAGTAAGAAATGTTTTAGATGTTATAGTTTCGTTTGATACAATTATTAATGCTCATCCCGATTCTAAAAATAATCAAATGGATGAACAAGTGTTAGCTCAAACTTTTGGCAATTTACCATTAGCAGACAGAAGAGCAGACTTCTTAATGCGCAATGATAAAGATATAGCTTTAAGTTTAAATTTTATAAAGCATGCATTAGTTCCAGAGTATCGTCACATATTTCATTTTGTAGACTATGATGATTTAATAACTTACCCAGAGCAGGAGATTAATAAAATATATGCATTCTTGGAAATTGAGAAATACAATCATAAATTTAATAACATTGAAGACCGCTCAGGCATCTCTGAAGACAGTCTTACAGGCATTAAGAATCTACACACGATTCGACCACAAATGCAAAAAGTGTCTAGAAGACCAGAAGACGTGTTGCTGCCAGAAACAATAAAGAAGTATTCAGGATTGGAATTTTGGCGTGAACTTAGATGAACTCTTAAACGAATATAACTTTCGTAAATGCCGTGGGCCAGAAAACGCAACACCAGCAGAACTAGCAGAAGCATTTGCTTTCTTCTGTGAAAACTATGCATCTATTAAACATCCTAACAAGGGACGTATCCCTCTTGTTTTAAGGGACGCGCAAAAAGAAACTGTTAAAGTATGGTTAAGTGATAGATATACCATAGTACTTAAAGCACGTCAGATCGGATTCTCCACACTGGCAGCAGCTTATTCTTTCTGGATTACTTTTTTTTGGCCAGACAGATTTGTGGTCATGCTTTCAAAGACTGAACGTGAAGCTGCAAAACTTTTATCTAAAGCTAAATATATCTACAAGTTCTTGCCAGACTTCATAAGATTATCTGGTCCCGAACTGTTACAAAATAACGTTCTTAAGATGTCATTCGGTAACGATTCCGTAATTGAATCAATGCCATCTGCTAATGAGCCTGCTCGTGGTGAATCCGTATACCTAGCCATTATTGACGAAATGGCATTCTTACCTAACCCTGAAGAAGCCTGGGCATCAATAGAGCCTATTGCAGACGTAGGTGGTCGAGTAATCTGTTTGTCTACTGCCAAGGGTGAAGGTAATATATTCTTTAATTTGTGGCATGGTTCTCAAACTGGGACTAATCGTTTTCGTGGAATCTTCTTTCCATGGTCAGCATCAGACAGAGACCAAGCCTGGTATGACGCGCAAAAAGCAGAACTACCACCATGGCAATTACATCAAGAGTA